GTTGCCTGACCGACAGGTGAGGACACATTAGCTGTGTCGTTTTGTGCAGCGGCAGCACCAGTGGGATTAGTCGCAGCCGTCGCGCTCGTTGTGGTCTGTGTGTTTGAGGAACTGTCGGAGCCATAAGACTGGCTTGATCCGCTAAAAGCCACATACTCATCGGTTCCATATACAAAGCCACCTACCATGCCCCCGCCGTCACCGCCGGAAATTCCTGACGAACCAAAAGTCTGTGACCAGTTCCCACCGCTAGAAACACTCACTGACGGCACCAGCGCAGCTACCTCGTCAGGCGAGAGTAACTCGATGTTTAAACGCTCTTCGGCAACCTCTTCTTTTTCTTCTTCGAGCAGTTCCGCAGCGGCTTCCTCGACTACCAATTCAACGACCTCCGCCTCCAGCTCTATAATGAAGGTAGCTGTCTCTTCCAGAAAGACCTCCTCCTCTTCAACGAACTCCTCAAACAGCTCCTCGAAAATATCCTCACGGGCTTCCTCACGCAAATCGGCCTCTTCGAGCATCTCAACTTGTTCCTCGAAGAATACCTCAAGCGTAAAATCGTCTGTAAAATCCTCTGTAAAATCTTCAGTGAAGTCCTCTTCGAAGAACATCATCGTTTCCATATTTTCTTCGTCAGAGAAATCACCCGCAATCATCACAAAATCAGTCTCGTCACTGAAGCTGTCCTCGCCCGTAAAGGTGTCGAACTGCCCGTCATCTGACCCGTCAAACTGTCCGTCATCAGAACCGTCACTGTAAAAGTCAAAGGTGTCATCAGACTCATAATTGAAGTCGTCTTCATAGATGGGATCAGGCACCGACTCGCAACCAGGACTGCTTGGGAATATCATGCAATCTATAGCGCTAGGCGTTGCAGCGCGAAAGCTGCTGTTACTCAACGATGACATGTCGTGACCGTACAAAATAAGTTCGTTATCCGAAGACGTTGGGCCGGTATAGCCGGATAACCAAAAACGGTTCCGAGCGAACTGGTAGTCAGTTGATTGGTAGGTGTCCACATCGCCATACCGAAACTCAAACGAGTTGTCTGCATTAAGCACAATCTGGAAAGTGAAGTAGTTTTGGGTGGAGTATTCGGGAACACCGTACCAACCAGTGACAAAAGCCGAAACGCCTCCTGTTCCTGTCGTTGTCATAGTGTAGGGATTGCCAGTTAGTGTCTCACCGTAGCGGGTATCAGGGTCGCCCCAGAGGCCGAACAGGGTGTTTCTAGGCGTATTTGAGCTATCAATCTCATAAGCGTTGCAGCAGAGATTAGAACTGGTACTGAACGAAAGAAAGCCATTGGAGCTTACCCACGCATCATCATAATCATTTCCAAAATAATTAAACGTAAATGGCAAATCGACGTTCACACTCTGATCGTCGCCTAAATTCAAAGCGGTGCCTGTACCCGGTAGCAAGCCAGACGTAATCTCATTGACCTCGTAATCCGCCGCGAAAGCAAAGGACGGCAAGCACAAAAAAAGAGTGGCCCAGCGCATCATCTACGTCGCCTGCTGACTGGCCGGATGAATGGTTGTGGGGGAGCTTTATATCCTGGCACCGCTTCTGGGTTCGCTTCCCATCCCGCAGCAGCTTCTTCGCCAATCAAACCGTTGAAGGGACAGGGAGTTCCCGCCATTGCCATTGACTCAAACACGCGCTCGTCCTGGCATAAAAGCGATACAGCAGCGACTCTCATGCCCATGTCAAAAAGAGTTTTGCCGAGTTTCATTCTTTCGCAATTCATGTCGCGCACACCCTTACCTCCAGCCAGCCCGAAAAATTGCGTCTGAAGAGCACCGGACGCGGAGGTCATACAAACATCCTGAGAATAAGAAGACATGACGGTAGGGGCCATAGCGGTAGGCGGTGGTGAAACAATGCGCTGCGTCACATCTTGGGTGCTGTTTGAAGTGGAATTGTTCGTGTTCGTATTTTCAGTTGTCGTGTCTGAGGTGACGTTCTGAGTTGCGGTGGAAACGGAAGTTGACGAGTCGGTATTGACGTTATTTGTCGTCGAATTACTTGTCACCGCCGAGTTTGTGGTTGAGGTGTTTACATTGGTGTTGGCCGACGTCGATTGGTTAACGTTCGTATTAGAATTTGTGTTGGCCGAAGTGCTGGAAGAACTGTTAGTCCCAATGTTTCGTATCGTTTGATCGCCGGAATTTATGACGTTATTTGTATTAACATTCGTGTTGGAATTGGTGTTTACATTGGTATTTTGATTAATTCCCCGAATGGTCTGATCGCCACTGGAAATGTTGTTATTGGTATTCACGTTGGTATTAGAATTGGTATTGGTGTTTGTCGTCGTCACATCGCTCGTAGCATCAGTGTTGTAATTGACCGTGCTGGTTTGCGCTGACGCACCATAGGAGGCCAGAAAGCTAAGAGCAGTAATCGTTGCGGCAATTCTCCATCTCATCTTACTCTAGCTCCTTAACTCTCAGCTAACCCTTCTAAAATCTTGCGATTTTCCAAATGCTCTTTTTCAATATCATCCTTGGACTGACCAAAATACGCCACGCCGTTATGTGTATCAATAAGCAGTTGGTTGACCGTGCTATCTTCGCAAACAAACTCTCCCAAAATGCGCCCAAACTTTCCACGGGAGTCGTCCAGCTTCGTTCTCAAAACTTGATCGCTACGAAGCGGTAATCTTTCCTGCACAAACGCCTTCGCTTTGCGGCCATATATCTTCTCAACCTTATCGCTCGTCCGGCTCTCCGGCGTATCTACACCGTACAGCCTAATGCGCTGCTTTTTCAGCCAGACGGAGAAGCCAAGATCAATATCAACGTCAACTGTATCGCCGTCTACTATCTTGGTAATGACGCACTTGTACTCGAACATAATGCCTATTTAGCTCTCTCAGTCAGCACACCGCTTTTCAAAGATGCGGATTTTGTCTTTTCAAAAGTGCGAAGTGTCCCCAGCCCCAACATTCCCGCCAAAACAGGCAACATCACACCCATGTCGGCTTGTGGGATCATAAACCCAAAACCTGACGCAATAGGGGAGACAAGAAAATTCACGGCGAGGCCGCTCACACAAACGTATCCGCAGAGTGGACGCCAGCTCGATTGAAACCAGTTTCCTTTAGCGTCTGCGGTGTTCAATTCGATTTGAGCGAGAGCATTTTTAGCTGCCTCTTTGTCGGCCATCGTCGCAATCTCATGTGCGAGCTTGTTCTTCTGATCCTTGTCTTCGATGACTTTATCAAGCAAGCCCGTTACAGGGCCAACCAAAGTTCCTACGATTGAGCCTAGCATTTTACATTATCCAGATTGCGAACGCGCCGATAACGGCACCGACACCCATCGAAATCCACGAACCCGTCAAAGGGTTACGCCGAAGAAAACCGCGCCATCCCGACCACGCTTCTTCTGCATCTTCACGAGCATCCTGTATTGTTTCTTTTGCCTTCTTAGCCATAACGACCTCCTAAGTGTTACTGTTTCACTCTACTAAGTCTGTCCAATCTGAACCTGAAAATACCCGTGCGGAGCCACGATTTGTACCTGTAGCCTTGTAACTGCAATGGACCCAGCCGGACGCAGGCTGGCCTTCCTTGTAAAACTCCAAGATCAACTGGTCGAACACAAGATTGTCTTTGACCCAAAGCGCGACCTCCTTGTTGGAAACACCAGGAACCTCGAAATCCACCGCCTGTCCTGTGATATGCTGCGATCTGCTTGATGAACCAATCGCCGTGTTTAGCTCAGGGCAGCGAAACGCGCTATTTGGGACAAATGGTATCCCATAATTAACTCTGACAGGCTCCAAAATCTTCTCGCAGAGGATGGTTAGATTTTCGATCTCTTCCTCTCCAGGCACGTTCTCAATGCCTTTGCGCTCTGCGGTGGAGGATTTTGTCAGCTCCTCAAGCGTAAAATGCGGCGAGAGTTTCATTGCTCTGCTGCCTCAATTTCGCCTTCTTCTTCCTCGACAGGCCCAGCGCCATTTAAGTTTAATTGCGGCTGGACTTGCGAACGAATTTCTCTAATCAGACCTTCAACTTGATTGTATGGGCCTAGTCCCAAGCAATGCAAAACAATGTTAACTTGGTCGAGTGTAAGGTTTAATTGCATTAACCGCGCTCCGTTTTAAGTTACCAGGGTAAATCCGGCCTTCTTGCTGCCGGAGTAGCTATGTCATCTGTTTGCGCTTGGACATCCGCCTGAACCTCGTTTCTGTTCACGCCTGCTGCCCAAATCCAGCCCAAGACTTGATTAAGTGTTAAACTGTCATACGCGGTGAAGGCGTCGCCCCGTGTGTATTGCACAGAACAACTGCCATATTTTGATCCGGTACGCCCAGATTCAACACCAGTGCATCTCCAATGAACGTCACAAACTACATTAGATTGGCCTTCAGCGCTGGCATGGCAGACCAGTCCATTCTCAGGTATGGACCAAGTGAAAGTAGCGGCCATTATGAATTTCCTTTCTCTACCGCGCTTACGCGGGCTTTAAGTTCGTCGATCTCCCCCAAGGCTTCCTGCAAAGATTTCGTAAGTATAGGAATTAATGTCTGATATGCGACACTTAAATATTTCTCACCTTTAACAATGCCCTCTGCGTAAATTTTTCCAGCTAGAGCTTGCTGTAATTCCTGAGCAATAAATCCTGGCTGAATGGAGGTGTCTTTTGAGTAATTGCTTTTGTAGCTGAATGTTACAGGACGCAGATTTGCTACGACTTTTGAAGCATCATTCAAATCAGCTATGTTTTCTTTTAGTCTCTCGTCGGAACCATTTACATATGCCCCTTGGCCCCAAACTCCCGTGCCATTGCATTGGAGATTGTAGGCACCTTGGTCAGATGACCCGGCAATCATAACCTCTCCAGCTTGGGTAATCCGCATCCTCTCTGAAGGGCCTGATCCTGGGCCTACGCCATTAGCCTTGGTGTAAAATCGCATGTTCGCGCCAGCCGCAGAGCCGCTGTGATTTTCCGAGGCATAAGCTGAAATCATCGCGCTGGATGCAAACAAATTATTGGCGCTATCCTCACCCCTCATTCCAAAAGAACCCAAGCCTTCACCAGAACTGGGCTGAGAACCATCTTCTTTGACCAGAAGAACGCCGCCACCTGCGCCAGCGCTTAGAACCGCAATTCCTAGATTAGTGACTGTTGGTTCAGCGTTATACCCAACAGCCACATGGTTTACCCCGCCATTAACGTACAGAGCGAATTGCTGTGAATTAGATTCAACACGGAAATCTGCGTCTGCTCCGGCTTCGTTGATTGTTGTCTTACCATCGAAGGACGACACGCCTGTTACAATTAAGGTATCGTCCGATTCATCCCAGAGCATGTATTTGCCGGAAGTAGCACCAAAGAACTTTACGTCCTTTCCTGTATCATTCACGCCAACGGACAAAGTGCCATCAAGCTGAACATTGCCGTCAATATCAACAGCGTCGAGGTTAGTAGTACCTGCTATGTCGGCATCGCCGCTAATATCTAAACTGCCGCTATCAAGAACACCTGTCAGCGTTATATTGCGAAAACTTGCTATGTCTTTGTTGCCATCAACTACAACAGTCTTAGAGGCAACTACCGTGCCAGCCGACGCTGTATCGTTAAAATTTAGCTCCGCTGCGGTGGTGGTAACGGCTGTGCCGCCAATAAGCAGCTTATCTTTGACAATATCGACAAGCGCACCACCCGCCGTTAGTAATTTGTCAGCGGATTCATCCCATTCAATGTAAGCACCGCTTGTGTCACCGAAAAACTTTACGTCTTTGCCTGTGCCATCCACACCGACTGTAATCGTTCCGTCAACCTGCACATTTCCATCAATGTCCACCGCATCAAGATTTGTTGTGCCAACCAAGGTGGTTGTTCCGGTGACGGTAAGAGTGTCTTCACTCTGATCCCATACGAGTGATTTTCCAGTAGTTGCGCCGAAAAATGTGACATCGTGACCCGTATCATCAACACCAACACTAACTGCTCCAGTAAATAGGCTTGTTCCAGTAACAGCTATGTTGTGCGAGCCAATGGTTGCGCCGCCTAGTGCCAGGGATGTGGCTGTAGGCGTACTTAGAGCGGGGGAGCCGCTGAATGTCGGACCAGCCGACAAAACCATGTTTCCTGTGCCTGTAACGGCATTACTGAGCGTCACTCCGCCATAGGTAAGGGCCGCAGACATTGTAGTTGCGCGGGTGAGCGTAATAGCGCCGGTTGAAGTCCCGGCCAAAGTAATTGTGCCGGACCCTTTGGCATCAACAGTTAAGTTTTCATTTGTGCCGCTTGATAGGACAGATAGCGCCACGCCTGCCGTAGCAGCAGCAGATGCGATGTTAATGCCCGTGGCTGATGATCCGGTGGACGCATCGACGTTAAATGCCGGGTTTGTTGCTCCATTAAGACCGACAGATAAAGCGGTTGCCGCAGATGAGGCAATTAGTAACGAGTCAGCCGACTCATCCCACAAGCAAGACATGCTGGCGGTTGCACCAAAAAATTTAACATCCTTACCCGTGTCGTTTACGCCAACCGTAACCGTGCCGTCTATTTGGACATTACCATCAATATCAGTGGCATCTAAATTTGTAGTACCGACCAGAGTGGTCGTACCCGTTACTATTAAGGTGTCCTCAGATTGATCCCACAGCAAAGATTTCCCAGTGGAAGCGCCGAAAAGAGTAACATCATATCCGGTGTCATCCACGCCTACCGTAACGGTATTGCTGATCTGTGTTGCACCACTAATATCAACAGCGCCGTTAATATCCAGCGTAGTCGTTGTGATTTCGACTTCTGTATCAGCATCTATATCTAGCTGACCATCAGCCGACGAGTATATTTTAAGAGCGTTATCTCTGAACTGAACTTCGTCCGTTGTCGATAAAACAACATCTGTCCCGCCGCTTGTATTCCCAATGGCAAGAACTTCTGCAAGCGTGTCAGCCGTATCTATCTGGTCATCTACATATTTTTTAATTGATTGTTGGGTGCAAAGCAGAGTGGCGCTGTCACTCGCCATATTATCTTCGTCTACAATGTTTGTAACGGAAACGGACCCCGTTCCAGATAGATTGTCAAATTCAAAGGTGGTGGCATCAACAGTCCCAACAACTATTAGACTGTCTGCGCTTTCGTCCCACAGCATATACTTGCTGGCAGTCGCGCCAAAGAATTTAACATCGTGTCCGGTGTCATCTACACCGACAATAACAGGGCCAGTAAAAGTGTAACCGCTGCTCGCCCCAGCAAAGGCAAGGGCATTTGAGCTATGGGTAATTGTTACGTCGCTAGAGTTCCAATTAATTACGCCCCCACTATCTAAGATGAGGTCGGGGTCTACCCTATCGAAGATATAATTGAGCTTTCTGACCTCTTTGTCATCAAATCGGGCCACTTAGCCTCCGTCCATCTCTTCCATAATTGCATCAAGACCGTATTTGTCGTTGATAAAGCGAAGGATCTTCTCAACATCAATCCGAAGGCGCTTGCCAGTAACGCTGTGAACAGAATCAAATACCCACTCATTTGTTTCGCTGTCATGCGGAGAAAGAAGCGTTGCATTGCCCGCAGCGTCCATTACGCGCATTTCGCCGGAGGTTGAATAAAGGCTACAGCCATCTGCCAGTGTCCCCACAGGAGCGGTGCCGTTAAAAATTTGTAAAGCGTTGGTTCCTACGGTTGTTCCTCTAACTGCCGTACCGCCAATAGAAACATTGCCTACGGAATCCATACGCATTCTCTCTGCGGGAGCCGAGCCAGGGCCAACACCGACAGCTTTAGTATAGAACCGCAAATCGGCTCCGGCAGCAGAGCCACTGTGATTAACCGTAGCATAAGAGGAAATTGATGCGCTGGCCGCAGCAAGCGTGTTGGCGCTGTCTTCACCCCTAAAGCCGACAGTACCTAAGCCTTCTCCTGAGCTTGGGAGACTTCCATCCTCCTTTACAATTACGAGCCCGCCAGTTTCATCGCCACTTAGGATCGTGATCCCTTTGCTCGTAATTAGATTTTCTACGCTATACCCAACACCAACATTGTCTAATCCGCCATTCACATAAAAAGCGTATTCCTGACCATTGCTCTCGATGCGAAAATTTACGTCTGCGGAGGCGTCGTTAAAGCTAATGTCGCCGTCGAAACTCTTGGTGCTTGTATTCAAATAGGTCAGAATACCGTCAAACTCAGCATTGAGATCACTGGCGGTGAGGATTTCTGAAATCCAGGTTTTTGTTCTTGATAGGGCCATTTACGGCACTCCTCTTGGAGGCAGCGGCGGGGGAGTTTCCCCCTGGTCAAGCCCACGAAGTTGAGCAGGCGTTTGCAAAAGTTCTTGCCATTCCATGCCCCCCACAGGCTGATTAGACACTGACAGCGCCCGCTCATCATACAAGTCTAGCTCAGACATACCCCTACCCGCAGGAACTGTTGCCCTCCCAGCAATTTCTGAAATTGCAGCAGGTATATTTTGCGACGCTCTTGATGGAAGTGTTGGCGCACCGGGTTCCCTAAAGGGTATATTAGGGTCTATTACCCCAGGATACCGTTGGCGTGGTAATGGTCCCGGTGCTTCAAGAGCAAGAGTAGCAGGGTTATACATATTAAAAAGACGAGAGTCGCTTCTGGCTAATGCCTGTAGCGCAGCACCTCTCCATACATGCCCCTTAACAAATGCCTCTCTTTGCCCAAAGCGGCGAAAGGTATATCGAGCAGCGTTCTCAAATCCTGGATCACCAGCCCTTTTTGGGAGCGCCGTAAGAGTGGCCGTATCAAATGCCGTTGCAAGCCGTTCCATTTGAGCAATCTCTCTAGGGTTATAAAGAATCTCCATAATAGATTTGTCTCTATGCAGAGCCGTATAAAGGTTTTCGCTAAATTTATCTGCCCCAACAAAATCACCTCTCTTAGTCAAAGCAAGGCGCATAAGCCCAGCCTCTTTAAGCCCATTCCAGACGGGGCTGTTTTCACCCGCCGTACTTTTAATGTGCATTAATCCACTAATAGACTTTGTTTTAAAACCCGCCGCAGATGCACCAAAAATATATTGAAGACCTGCCTCTGGCGAATCAGCATTTAAAACATTAAACGTAACAGCAGCGCCACTTGATCGGCTTTGCTTTGTTGAACCAAATTTTTGAAAATAATCTTCAGCCGTCTTTCTTGAGTTTTTTAGTAGACTAAGCACGGTTTCATCTCCCGTAAAAAGCCCTTGCGTAATCGTGTCATCTATCCAGTTGTCGTAAGCCTTTATAAGCGCCCCTATTGCCAAATGCTCTTCGCCGCCCAATTTTGACTCCTGCTGAAGTTTTCGTAGTCCTACTCTTGTTTGGGTTAATGAACTGTCTAGTTGGTTAGCTTGTGCCGTTAATGATATTGGCCCCCTTTTGGTTTGAAGCGCATCAAGCCACGCCTGCCCTAAAGGGACGTTATCATCCATAAGCTGTTGATATATGCCTTTAAAATCTACAGGCTTGTCGTCCAAATAGCCTGTTATTAAATTTTTAGCCCGAATGTAATTTCCCGCTCCAGGCATTCCTGAAATAAGTAACGCTGCGGTATCTTCTTCTTCCACTTGCCTAATTATGCTGGGAAGTCTGTCCACAGCCTCTGGACTTACACCAAGGTATCTGCCGTGCAGTTTTAAATATGAGTCATTTACAGCTTCTTTGGCTTCATCTGCCAATTCTCTATACGGAACAGTTACACGCTGCCCTACTTCTTGCCATTCTCGCGCCGCTGGAAGTCCCGTATATTGTCTTTGCAGCTGATGAATGGCTGCAAGACTTTCTTTAACAGTATCACTCTCAGTTTGTTTGGCTAGTTTTTGAGCCGTTATTCCTGTGCGGCCTCTATAAGCCGCCTCCATAGCTTGCAACCCTTTTTCTTCATATATAACTTGTGGCGCGGTGCCTGTAATATTGAACTCCGCTAAACCAGCAGCCCTGGCAGCTATTTCTGGACTATCGCCACGTTCCGCATAGTTTGCAAAGACCCTTTTTGCGCTAACGTCCATTGTTTCAATGTCGATTGGTGTAAAGCCCCCTTGTTCAGCGGCCTTCTTTCCTGCTGGTGTAAATCCACCAGTTTTGGGGTCGATGTAGCGCGGATTATGAAAAAGTTTTTTTACCATCTCTGGCTTTCCCACTAGGGGTGCGAGCGCGTCAAAAGTAGGCCCCATAATAGAGGTCATAGCAGCTTTCCAAAGATCGGGACTTTGCTTTCCACCAGCAGTCATATTTACGAAATCTATAGCAAGACTAGTGCCGCCATATTTCAGCATAGACTTAAAAAACGAACCAACTGTTATAACCGCCCTTGCTGCTCTTACTTGAGGCAAAAATGCCAATGCTTCTGCGCCCAGAACAGCAATGTCTGCCTTAGTAAGGCCGGGAATGTTTGGAAGGAATTTTTTCACGCCCCCGGTTTCAGGATCAGGCATTGTACCAACAATGTATGGTTTAAAAGTTGGGTCTTGAATACTTGGTTTTAATGGCGCTCCTTTTTTTTGAGGCCTAAACGCGGGTGGCATAAATGTTTCAAATGTCGCTTCAGGAAAGGCCTGTTGAATAACCCCTGCCCTATCAGCCGGGTCTGCTGATGTGGCAAGACCTAATTCAAACATCACATTTTTACCAGTAAAAGTGCGTGATGGATCAGGTCTATCTGTGTAACTAATTTCTGGAAGGTCACGATGCTCTTCCCGAAGGGCTAACGGACCCTGGGCTGCCATTGCAACGGCTTTAGGCAGCCCGGCTGCCTTTCGCCCAAACCTTCTCCAAGATTCCCCAACGTCTGACAAACTAGTCAAAGTCGGCTGAGCTTCCAGTCGATTCAAAGTTGCGATATAACGATCAGCTGCGTCATCCGCCTGTCTTTTTAAATTGGTTATTTTAGCAGGGTCTGCGTTGGCAGCTACTGCTGAATTATACTGTTTTCTTGCGTTCTTAAATATTAACCCCTGGTCTTCTAACATTTGTGAAGTGGCGCTAATTCTAGGTACTGCCATTACTGCCCCCCTCCAGGCCCCGAACCAAAGCCGGGGATTTCTCCGCCGATTACCTCTATGTCGTCCTCATTTCCGTTCTCCGGGCGATTGGGATTAAAAGGTGTACCAGCAAAAGGTGTAGGAGCCCCTTCTGTTGTTTTTTCAGCATAACCGCTTATTTCGTTAAATTCTTCTACCGTCATTACAGAGCCAAGTCTTTGCCTCTCATCCACCCAATCCGTATGAAAGTCTAAGGCGTCAAGTTTGCCAGCATTAAGGTCTGCTCTGTTTTCCTTTCTCCATGCATTAGCAAATGAAAGAAAATCGCGTTCCCGTTGTATTTTTTTCCTAAATATAGCAACAATTAGCTTGTTCGCAGCAGGCGTATTAGTCAGGTTTGCTGGCAGTTGTGTAAACCATCTGCGCTCCGCTTCAGTTAGTTGAACGTCAGAAATGTCTTCTCTTAGCATAATTCCCAGCCTGTTGGCGGTGTTCTGAGCAACTTCTGCTTCTTCGACTCCCTCGACCTCAATTCCAAATAAGGTTTGTGCCGCTTTCTTAATGGTGAGCATAAATTCCGCACCCGTTCCCGTATATGTATTCTCAAGCGAAGCAGAAAGGATGTTGAGCATTTCCTCTCTGTCGGCCATTGCAGGCCCTTTCAAAATCAAAGGCTCAATAAGTTTTTTCCATGTGTCGTCGACACTCGCTTCACCGAAATACTCAAAAGTTATATTCTGATCGCCTTCTCTCGAAACCCCGAGTACATTAGCGTTTGGATTTTTCCTTTTGTAAGCCGCAATTTCTCTGTTTGTCATCAGTTGCGTAGGACCGCCGTTAATGCTGACATTGGTTTGTGACGCATCTGGATCAATTTCGCTTGGCTGACCAAAAAGTTCTACCGTCGCGTCGTGATAAGCCTCTGCTTTGTTAAAATCACCCATTGCGATTGCGGTAAGCATAGCTTGTGCTACAACGGGGTGGGCAACTTGACCGACAAGATTAAACATAGCCTCCATTTTATCTTGGTCCTGCTCTGCACCAATATTTATAATACGCTCCACTTCCTCTACAGGAACATCAAATATAGGAGCCAGTTGCTCTGCTTGACTTCGTGCTACCGCAGCCCTTTGGTCTGGAGCCGCTTGAGCAACTATGCGGGAAGCCGCCGGAAACAATTTTGCTGACGCTTCGGTTCTTTTTAAATTATGATCGAACGCCGCATAATCATCCTGCGTTTTTTGCCTTGCTGCCGCATCCTTTTTATCTCTAGGCGTGGGCAATCCAAGTCCTGCCGCGACAACATTTCCAACAAGATCGCGCATTCCACCGGCATAATCCTGATTTATATCCCTTGGGTTTTCTACATAACCTTCAGAAACCGGCCTTTCCAGAGGATTTTCTGGCGTCGCCTCTTCTACACGCATACGATTAAATAAATCTCGCGCCTGCGATCCTACGTTAGCGGGTGTAGTGTCCATTGCTGCTACGCCCGTATCCCTCCAGGATGGCTGTCCTGGTGGCGGTGGTGCCGCTGGCGGCTGGGCCTCCATTAACGCCAAAGGCGAAAGCTGTTGTGGTGTTTGAGCCGCCATATTAAGGCCAGAACCATTTACCGGCACCCCTGGACCTCCGACACTTCTAGCCATTTCATCGGCATTTAAGATCGGGTTGCCTTGTGAATCTCTTATAGCCATGACCTACTCCTGAATTCCAATATGTATCTACGCAACCCAAGCCCTAAAGCGTAACACGGCTATAAGGACCTATGCCTAATGCTTGTGTCTGATCTCTTGGCCCACCAATAGTCGGCAGCGGTTGTAAATTAACTGGAATGTTAAGATTTCTGGGAATGCCAAGGTCTATGGGGCTACTTGTACGTACATCGTATGGTCTATCTCGATAATCTTTAATCGCCTCGCCTAATTCAAGGCCAGCCGCTCCATAATTAATTGTGCGCGGATCAAAAGTAGGAAGCGCCGTGCCGCCAGTTGGAAACGACGGAGCGCTACCGCCTGCCGCCCTGGCAAGATCAAGTCGTTGAGTTTGTAGGTTTTGCCCCAAAGTTGTTAAGCCCCCAAGAATCCCTAATCTTCTTTGCCTTGCCTGTTCCTCAATATTGGCTTGTGTTGTCCCAAGTTGTGTTAATGCTTGCACTTGTGGATACCTTGCCTGTGCTGCGGCTTGACCATATGACAAAGGAATGTTGAGCTTTAGCTGTGCTTCTTGTCCGGCAAGCTCTCTGCTTACATCTCCCATCTGCCGCTGATATTCTGCAACAATACGCCCCGCCCTATCTAAATTCGCTGTATCTCCAGGGCGAAGTCCAAGGGAGGGAGCTATTTCGTCAAAAACGGCCCTCAAGCCTTCTGCGCGATCCCTTTCAGCGCTTGTCTGAGCCCTAGCTCTTGCGGAATCAATGGCAGCTTCAATCTGTTGATTTTGCTGCGGAGTTAGCTGAAAGCCACGCTCAAGTTGAGTAAGGCCCGTTGTAATAAACCCTATAGCGTTATTTAGCGTCTGCGTTGATGTTCCTGGACCAGCCCCCGCCCTGGGAAGCGTTGGAACGCCTGCCGGTGCTGCATAAGCAGGTCTTGCAAACTGAGGCTGCTCAAAGCCCGTGATACCAGCCGTATCCATTGGCGGTTGCATTGGCGGTCCCATTTCCTGACCCATTCTTTCTCGGAAAGCCCCTGCGGTTTCTCCAGGAGCAGGAGCTTGTGATGGGTATTGCCTGCCAATCTCATCAAATTCCATGCGCCGCTGGACTGAAGCTCTTTCCACCTCGGCGGAGTAATCCTCCGCTTCCAACGCCTCACGCCGCCTTTGGCGAAATTCTGCCGGGGATTCATCTGGGTCACGAACAAGCCCAAGCCGCTCATCTTGCCTGCGTCTACGCTCTGCGGGAGATAATGCAGGCTCAATTACAGGTGTAGGCTCTATCGGAGCCATAGGAGCATCTTGAGAAGGAGCAAGGCCAATAGGCGAAGGCGCTGGTTGAGGCATTGGTGCTGCTTGAGGGGGGCTACCTCTTACCCAACCAGGAGGGGGTGCATAACCGCCACTAGGAGCCGTCCAGCTTTCCCCGGTCGTTGGATTGTAAAACGGCACTTGGGCCATAGTAGCCATACCGGAAGGAGGGGTAAATCCAGGGGGCGGCGGTGGCGGCATACCCCTTGACGGTGCTGGTGGAGCAAGGCCAATGGGTGAGGGAGCTGGTGCAGGTACAGGTGCAGCTACAGGCTGAGTGGCTGCCAAATCAAGTGGGGTAGGTGCCACTTGAGGGGGTGATGGCGGTAATGGAGGTCTTCCGCCAAAAGGAGCGCCCGGCTGTCTTATCGGTGGTGGGCGGCGTAACTGACCTGCTTCAAATGCCCGCTGCCGGGCCATAATGTCTTCTTGTGTAAGCGTTCCATCACGCTGACGCCGCATGAAGTCCCCAATGCCAATTTCCCTCTCTTCTGGCGGGGGTGGCGGTGGTGGTCGCTGCCCAGGTAAAGGCGCTGCGGTTCTTTGAAATTGGGAAAGGCTTGGTGTTTGGCCGGGACCAGCCTGGGTCATTCCTGAAACATTTAATTGCGGGTAATTTGTTTTAAGCTCCTGGAGCCACATATCACCTACATAAGCAAGTGGTTCTTGTATGCCTGTAGCATAATCCGCTTGAGTAGCCGCCCCCCTGCTTAAAACATCATATTGAAGGTCAGCCAGCTTCATTTGTTGATTAAAATAGAGCCTTTGCTCCGGCGTCATCGTTCTGGCTTTTTCGTTTTCTCTAATCTGAGCCTGCTGCATAGACTTAGCGGTTTTCGAGGCACCTTTTTGCGCTAGCAAAGCACCGCCCGCTGTTGCTGCGCCAGCAGCGCCAGAAAGAAGAGCCCCAGTAGTGCCTAGAGCCGCAAGGCCCCCTGCCGCTGCCGCACCTGAAGCGACGCCAGCTAATGCTCCTGCTGCAACTGCGAAAGGCATCAGACTTCTCCCTTTACAATGTGGTGTTCTTCCAAAATTTGAACATCTCCCTGCCGAGCAACATTGTGAATGCAATATATCACAGTCTCGTCCTCAAGGGATAGGAAGGTGTGTTTTACACCTGCTTTAATCTCTATGCCCTTTGGGGCAACGTAATCACCTATTTCCACGCCATCTGCCCACGCTCTTACTGATCCGGTGGCAAGTAAAGAAACGTGGTCGTATTGGTGTGAGTGCTGTGGAACGACAGTTCCCGCATCAGGAATGTGCATTTCCTTAATAAACACGCCGTCAGAGGTGTAAACCTCTATTCCATAAGGCTGATTAGGATGAGCCACAGGGTCGTCCCCACAAAGCCCGCACCCGTTTTCTACACATGGGTTTCGTGGGTCTGTCATTGCGGCCTCCGCTCAATCATATCAGTACGAATACAGATAATAAGCGTCGTTTTGTTAGAGTCGCTATTATTTTCTACCCAATGAAGTTTTCTATTATCGAAAAGATACAAGTCTCCAGGCTTGGGCTCTATTTTTTGTTCTACACCCTCATGCTCACATCCAAACACCGCTCCAGGAGAATTTTCTAAAGAAACATAAAACTTTTCATAATAGTCAACATGCCAAGAATCATCTTTATGCGCTTTTATCTTTCCGCCAGGAGGGATGCGGGTAATTAAAACCGCACCTATCATTTCGCCGCGAACAGCAGCCATAATGTTAAAAACGATTGGCTTTAATTCAGTAAGAATATCCCAAGAATTATACCAAATAGGAACGTGCCTATCATTAAAGGTGGAATAGTCTCCGCTTTCTTCGTGAGGGGCTACATTATTATATCTTACCCATATATCTGACATTTCCCCATGCGCTGTTTGAGGAGCCGTTTTGCGCCTAGTGTGGGCGTCCCACAATTCAGGGTGCTGGGCAATTTGCTCCAGCAAGGGGGCTACATTTATATCTTCATAGAGTTTTTGAAAGTGTTCCATCACGCCTCAAAACTTTCTCCGCCTGGAGTAATTAGGGCGTTAATAGAATGAATCTCGACATCTTCATTAAAAATATTATTCGCAATATCGAACTGAATAGCTCTGAACTCCCCGCCTGTCTCAGCACGGAAAAAATTATCGCCATAGCCGGGAACACCAAGAGTATCTGTTCCGAGAATAAAAGTTCCCAATTTTACGCCCGGAGATGTCGTTGAAACATTCTCTGTTTGTCTTGTGGCTCCATCGCGCCGCCAGCCAAAAACAACAGTCCCGTCAGTTCTGGGGTTAAAAACCAACGCGCCCCCGCTAAACTGCTTCATCATTTCTGGGAGTTCGTACTGGAGAAACGGCGTGGCGACTGACATAGAAATGCTTTCTGTGCCGTCCACATTTCTATTCTCCTGCCCAAGAGTGCGGAGAAAGCCATCATCACATCCAGCAAGAATATTCGTTAGCCCTGTACTAGCGTTATACCCTTCAGCTAACGAGTGAACATTATCGAGCTTGCTCCATTGCGCCCAACGTCCTGGTTGAAAACGATAATCATACATTAGAACCATATTAGGTGTTGAACTGGCTCCTGTTGGAATAGCAAATAGGAGTAGGCTGTGTTTTTGCCAATTTACGGTTCTAGCAACATTCATTTTATCAAGGTTGGCGTTTTCTCTCAGCCAATTAGCAATTGGGTTTGTAAGAGCTGAGTGTTCAAAATCCCCATATTTCTCAGTAGCCGAGAGCGTATGAACTTCTCCTCCCTGCCAAGTAAAAGCGACATCATTCATATAATGAGTGATTGTATTGTGCGCTACGCAGCCTATTCCCTTAGCAAAAGGGCGACGGGCAAAGGCGTCTGATCCTGTAGGGGCAGAGCCTTCGATAAAATGAATGGAGCCTTTATAGGGGCCTTTGAATACATATAGCCTATCTTGGAACGACACAATTCCAGTAATCCTGTCACCATCATCAGGATCAATCGTAATGCTCCCACTTCCGGCACTAGCCCAATCGGCAGGATCGTTATTTACAGAATAGTAGAGGGTGGAAGGATTGGCTTTAACTCCAGCAGCCCAACACTTTTGTCTGTGAACTGTAGAAAAGGCAAACCTCGGAGGCGATCCCGCAAGGTTTTGCGCTGTGCTTCCATCCCAAGACTTCGGCACTTCGTTTTCGTTTGACATGATGAGAAGGTCTTCAAAGACCGTATAATCAGGGGTCGAGCCAGCGGTCATGCTGGTAAAAAGGTCGCTGAAGCTATCGTCTGCATCGTCTTTTTTAATCTTCGTTCCAACGTGCATAACCCTGTGTTGAGCAGGAGTTCCGCTTGTGCCGGTAAGCCAAAGATCATAAATCCCTGTAATAGCGGCACTACTTTCTAATGCGCTCGCAAAGTTCTTCGTCATTCCTTCTATCTTGTGAGGCCCGCCATCAAGTTCGTAATAGCAATTCTCCGCCGCATTGAGCCACGGAAGCTCAACCCTGTTTCCTTGAATGGGAACATAAGCCGTAAAGCCAAAATCAGTGGCCCACCCTCCCCCAAAGGTGTGTACGAGGAATTTGCTACTACGCTTTGCCACTATCTATTCCTTAATTGATCAAAGGCGTCACCTGCCGTATAGCGGCCACGTCTACCAGAGCGGTAAGGGCTTCTAGCCATTCTGCGATAGGGCGTCATTCGAGGCTCTATGCGTGGGCGGCGCTCACCGATCTCCGTAGAAGACGCAATACGAGCCATTATTTGTTCATATTCTGCCTTTGCCTCTCTTGTTCTGTCATCGTCCTTTTTGTCTCTATACCAATGGTATAAAGCGTGAAATACGATGGCATGGCGATAAGAAAATGGGACGATTGGCTCATCAGTGTCATTAACAAGGGACTGAGAGGCCGTGCCAGAGGCATTTACCGCTAACTTATTCGTGACAAAGCTGTATGGAATATCATAGGCATCATCAGGTGGTTTGTAGAACTGGACTCTTCTGACAGGAGAAGTGCTGCTTACAAACGCCCTATCCACAATCGTCGCTACACTGGGCTTGCCTGTGGTGTTTACCCTTACATATTCACGGCGAAACCGAGTTCGGTCTAAAAGCCTAATAGAGCGGTCATCATCAAAGGAATGAATATCTATAGGCCGTAGGAAGTCAGCGTGAAGATCATATTCATCTTCATAATAGAGATATGTTCCGCCGCTTACTGTAGCTCCTACATATTTTTCATTCAGGGTAATCTGTGTGGCAGAATCTACTGAAGCGATGGTGTAAACAGGAGCAGTGCCGCTAATTATAAGTTTGCCTGTAGTGCGAGCATTATCATCTCCCCAGGCATTGTCGGTGGTAAAAGCAGTTCCAGAGCCGGTGAGAGTTGTTGAACCCTGGCTAATAGACACAGTGCCGGTAGTATATTTTGGATGCGTGATAAGACTTGTATTACGCTCTGACCAAGGAAAACGCTCCTCGAAGCCAATGTGCATGTCTTGGAGAGCTACATTGATATAGCGCTGTGCCTGAGTGACAGTCGCACTACCTGAAGTGGTTTGCTCACGGGTAGCATTAAGCAATCCGGTATATAAGTCCGAAAAGTCTTTATATTGTGTTGCACTGCCCATAAAAGGCTCCTCCAAAAACTATAAGCTCCACGGAGGAACTAGGGCCTAGTACGCCTCCACAATCTTTGCCATTAGGCTTTACGCCTCGCATGGTGCCGTACCATTGCATCATTACTGGCCCGTGGACCCATAACTCCTGGCAAATTTGATGACTCTGTAATGTTGATCGAGCCTCTGGGAGCCGTTCCGCCAAGCTCTACATAACAGCCTTTTTCAAACCGTAGCTCACCGCTAAAAGAGGTTTGGTTTTCTGCATCAAAGAAAAGAAGCTGCTTTGTAACGCCACCATTGGTATTTGCAGTATCGGTGTCATAGACAGCCATTGTCTGTGTGCCTTCATCAGCAACCTGCGAGGCACCGCTGATCCATCCAGGGCCTACAAAGACGTGTCCTGAAGCATCCATAATGGGATTTTTCGCATAGCGATCCTTCACATAAAGCTGCGCGTCATCCATTACAAACTCACCAATAAGGATAAGTCCGGTAGTGGTGGCGAGATGGTCTTGCAGCCCAAGAACTCCGTCTGTTACCGCAATATTAGTTATAGACGATACTGCGGCATCGGCCACAGTCTCTTGTGTTCCACCATCTTCTGTAATGAAAAGGTCAACGGTTCCAGAGCCATCGGTTTTAATAACGGTCTTTAGTTCTACAGTGTACCAAGTGTCCCTTTTGATAGCCCTGCCAAAATTATTCGGGACCGCGCTCGCATTTGCAGCACCAACGCCTAATTGTATTACGTCTGTAGCAGCGGTGATTTTAAAACCAAAGGCCACTGTGACTGCTGCACCCGACCCCTTTAGTTCAAAAAGGGCGCAAACATCATCTGCCGTAGCCGTAAAATTATCTCCAAAATAAAGCGGAAAGCGAAAAAAGCTCGTACCGTCATCAGCAATATTCATGTCGGCTTCAGTTAGTGTTGCGACATTGGTCCCGCCACTAGGCTCTATACGAAGGGCATAAGCACCTTCATAGGGAGCGCAATGATTAAAGGGGTACTTCGCTAATGTTGTATAATGGGCAAGATCTAAAATGCCGTCAGTGTCAGCTTCAGAATCAAACCCAAAGGGAGTAGACCCGCCGTCAAACCGGGCTTGAAAAGTCCAAGCATATGCCATTTGTTATCACTCCCTAACTAAACCTTTCGAGATAAGCTCTTCCCGAAGGTTATCTTTTGTACGTTGAAATGACTTTATACCGTTAGAGGAAGCGATAGAGCGAAGTTCGTTAATTTTCATATTCGCAGATGTTGGTAGGGGATTAATGTCAGTAGAGGAAACCTCTACTTCTTTTTCCTCCTCAACCACTCCGAGAACACGGGAAAGCATTTCCTTTACAGCAAAGCGCTGATCGCCTGAAAGAAGTGCGAGCTGGCTCGCCAATTCAGGATCAATTTCTGTGAGAGTTTCTACCTGCTCTTCCGAAAAGGTAACGGAGTTGACCTCGTTAAGGTGCATCTCCTGCTCTTTAGGAATTTGCGCTCCATCCATAGCCATGTCATGCGAAGTCGTATGAGGCCGAAGCATCTCAATGTTAACCGCCGCATCACCAACTGAAGGATCAAGAACTTCGTCTCCGCCTGCTAAAAGGCGAAGAGCCATGTTCTTATACTCAGGAATGGTTTCCTTGTTTTTCTTATGCCACCAAAGATTTCGCTGTACCGCCCCAGGAGGATTACGCCGCATCACCTCAGAGGAAGGCATTCCCTCTTTGATGTTTTCTGCCAACTTCTTGAACCGCCTTACAGCTTGGTCACGCTCATTGGGAGCGTAAGGACGAGGAGTTTCCGCCTCTAGCTGGGCTGCAATTCTATCACGCCGCCTTTTCATCCCCCCGATGTCGGTAATGTGCCGACGTTCGTGAGGAGCAGAGTTTAACATTCCATCAAGTTGAGAAAGCTCACGCTTAGTCTCTTCAACTTGATTTGGTCGAAGAAGGTTTTTAGCAGGCATAGGAACTCCCGTTATTAGCCTTATGCGTCAGTTGAAGCTGTAATGTTTGTTTCGAGCGCAACTTCACCAGCCAAGTTACAAATTCTAATAGGTTGGAAGAAGTGAGCTGCGTCACACGCAACAGCTTCAGTGACGTTTGCGGCATTATCAGTAAGCATAATGTCGATGTTTGGACCGATCTTCCCTGTCGATCCAGTAAGAAGGCTGATAGCTAAATCTTCGCCACCTTGATTCCAAATATACCCATCATTTATTCTTACCTGTGTCTGAGCAGTAGTGATGGACTCGATGCCTCCGGTGTCAAAGTTTCCGACGATATGGAAGTTTTCAATATGAACATCCGTACCGCCGACAAGAAGAATTGCACTGTCTCCACCATCAGCAGCCGCGCCTTCGTGGCGAAAGTCTGTAATGTGAAGACGATCAGCAGCGGCAGTAGTTAGGATAGAATCTGTCATCTGCCCTGTAACATCGCGGATGGTTAAGCCTTTTAAGGTGCAATCCGCAGCAGAAATAACAACAGTATTCACTATCGCATCAATCCCACCTGTGATGAGAATATTCTCAACCCAATTGCTTGCCGCAGAAATAGTAATAGTTGAGTCTGTGGCAGTAAAATTGAAGGACGGGCGAGCTGCCCCGTGTCCAACGCCGATGCTTGTAATGCCAGCTACATCAAGAGCTACACCAGCGGCCCCTGAGATAGTTTCAGAGTGGCCTGGAAGCAGAATAATGTGGTCGCCATTATTGGCGGTACATTTACCAATAGCGCCATCCCAGGTTGCACATGCGGTTTGAGGGCTAAGGCCATCATTACCGTCTGAAGCATTACTTGCGCCTGAGTCTACAAAAACGACCTTGCCAAGAACGACTCGTCCAGCAAGATCATAGGACCAGAAATTATTGCGAAAACTATTGCCTTTGGGCATCTCAATTCTCCTTAAAGGTTCTTATAACCCCTCGGATGAGGAATACACCTTTGCTTTCTTAACACCTCCTGAACGATCAGGTCCGGCCTTGCCGGGGAGGCCGTCAGACCACCCCTGCTTGACCTTAAACTCTGTCGTACCAGAACCACTTTGCAACCCAGGGCTCGGCCCAGAACCAGTCTTGGCCTTGCCATGAATCTGCTCACTGTAGAATTTGTTCGCCATTAGCTCACCTGTGAGCCAAGGATGAACCTCCACTGATCCCACATCCACATATAGCGCATATACGCCCGCCACTTAGCAACCATCGTGTCGATGTCTTCCGCCATCGCAAACTCAAGCGGAATACGATCAACCCAAGAAGCATGTTGCTTTTGAGCAGATGAGTCAGTGAGGAACCAGTTATTAGAGTCGGTCAAATAGATCCACTCTTTTACCTGATACGCACCCTCATGAACGTTAGCGTTATTCTCTGCCGTGTCCGGCTTTCCACGCGACTTCACGATTTCGTATGCGGTATCGTAAAGGTCTGGCGGAATAACAATGGTGTCAGGAACACTATTGAAAAAGTTCCCTCTATCATCACGGAAATTCACGAACTGAATACGCGCTGTCGCCAACTGTGTCGCACTCAACGCCGAGGTAAGAAGGTTGTCGAACCCATCAGAGGTATCGACACCAGACGCCGTAGTCGTGTGCGAGTTGGTGCATAACGCTACGCCTTCAGAGTGGCTTTGGAAGAAAGTATCCACACTAAATGCGTTGTTGAAAAGACGTGCTGCATGTTTTTGCCGTGTGCGGGTAGCCGCTTGAGCAAGACCAGCAGGACGCTTGTCCATGATGTTGTACTGGTCATCATCAAAGAGTTTACGTTCGACTTGGAAGCCGCTCGTAAATTCAATGTGCGTTCCAGTAACATCGTATCCCTGGGAAACGTCATCATAGTCCACCGAGCCGGAGAACTGTGAGAAGTCACCAAAGGCACCGACTGAGGACATACGCACATCTGCGCGTCCGTTGTCGGCAGGTGAACCAAAGAACATCGGGATCATGTCTTTGACTTGTTCCCGGTCTTTTGACTCATTGAAGATTTTCTCGAATCTTGGATCAAGTAAATCTGCAAAATTCGTACTAACAGCAGCCATATTCCTTACTCCCTAAAGGTTACTAAGCGACCTGACCACCGTACAGGTGATCGTAGTGGAGAAGGTCAATCTGAAGATCAGTTAGAACCTTCGAGAAGTCTGCCGGGGTAATCAGTTTAAACGGCAGAAAGTTTACGTTGTCGGTATCTACAGCAACGGACATATTAACCTGATCGAATGTGCCGGTAAGTTGGACATACTGATTGTCCATTGCGCTGTATCCAGTAGCTTCGTCCCCGTGGAATCCGTAAGGAAGCCCAATTACCGTATCAGAAGTTGTGGAATCTTTAGGAAACGCAGCAATGAAAACTGCGTCTGCGCCCGACAATGATGTAATCTTGCGGCAAAACCCAGCATTCGGGCCGGTAGCTGCAAGAATAGAACCTTCATCAAGGCTCGGAGAGGAAAAACTAACATCAGTAGAACAAGCAAGACCGTCTGTGTTGGCTGTGTCCACCGTTCCAGCAGTAATCGCAGTATCGTTGGTAGCGCTACCAGAAAGTTTTGAACGCAAAATTGCGTCAGGATTCACAACAACACTAAGAAGACGGGAAGTAGTTGACCCATCAGAGGCTTGAGCATTTGATATTGTAGCGGAGTCAAGTGCTAAACCGATAACTTGTAGCGCGGTATTTGTTTCGACCATTTGAAGGCCGGAACCACCCCCGCCTGCTACTTCAGCAGGAATTCCGTTAGAGGGAAAAGTTTCACCTGCCTGATATTTTATAATGGTGGGGGTGCCTCCACCTAAGCGTCCAGCGTATCTCATCTTTCAGTTCTCCTTTGGAAGAAACAGAATGCCGTTCCGATTACACCTTTCGCCAGAGGCATCGGAATATCCAGTTACGTAACAAAAATCATCACTCTCTCGCGGGACTGCGTATCCCACGGATTCCGCATTGAACTTCTTGGCCTCGTCAGGAGTGAGTAATATTGCTTTACGGAGTGCGGCGAGGTCATCAATGTAAGAGCCAGCGACAGAGCGCCGTGGCCTTCCAGGGGTAGCGCGAGAAAGCTCCTCGCGGCCCTTGGGGGTTTTTTCCTTCTCTACCAATTTGAGAAGTGCTGCCATCAAGCGGCCTTCTTTCGTGCGATCTCTATTTCTGCTTTAAAATTAGGATCGTCAGAGCCCTTAAAAAGCCCCTTGGTAAGCATTGTTTTGTAATAGTCACGCTGTCCCGCGTTTAAACCCTTTGCCCAACCTGAATCAGACTCATCTGAACGCTCTGCGCTGCCTGAACCTCCAGTATCCTCAAAGGTGTCCGGCTCTTTTCTTTTGCCTTGCATGGGAGCGTTAGAGCCTAAAGCAATTTTAAGGGCTTTAAGCTCAGTAGTCATTGAGCTTGCGTCGTCCCCCAATTCTACCAACTCGTTAAAGGCCTTTTTAACCCTTTGATATATAGGAGAAGATTTGTCTTTGAGCTTTGGATTACGCTCCATATAGGAGTCGATTTGCCCCAAAACCTTACCTTGAATTGTTGCTTTCTGAAGTTTCGCATCGGTCTGAGCTTCTGCGTTGGCTGTAATGGATTCTCGAAGCTGTATCTCTAGCTGCTCATCCATTTGATCTTCTGTAATGGTTCCTGCGTTGACCATTTCGCGAAGTTGACTGCGCGTATAAGCCTGTTTCTGGGGGGTCGCCGAAGCAGAAGTCGTGGGGTTTGACTTTACAACCTCGGCGATCCCTTCCAGCTTGCCGGAGAGGCGAGCTAGTTCGTCCTGGAAAGTAGAAAAAGCCTGTTGCTGGCGGTCTTCTGACTCTTTTTTAGAGTCATCGCCTGCGACGGCAACAGGAGCTTCAGTTGAAGAATTTGTAGTTTCTACTTGTGTTTCCGACACACTATCCCCCAAAAAGAAAGCCCGCACCAGGATCGCTGGGGCAGGCTTGGGTTGTCCAATGACCTACTTTAATACTCTATTTAGTTCTATCCGAAGGGCGTAATACTACAATTTCCTCTAAATGAAAACCCACTATCACCCCATCCTTTATGTTGAGTTGAAAACTACCACTAAAGTTAGACTCGCACATGCGCCGTATCTTCTGCTCAACCTCGATTGGCAGCAACCTTTCAGCGGGGCGTAAGATGCGAGTTTCAATTCTCACGCAGCAACATCTTTCTCTTCAAGATCGCCAAGTTTTTCCAAATCTTTACTAGCTTCTTTTCCGCCCTCTTTTAACTCTTTTGGAATATTCATAACGGCTTGAAGGGTGGCAATGCGCTCATTCAGTCTGATAATAGCTATCTGCTTTAAACGCATTTCATTACCATCCACCAAAAGCGGTGAGGCTATTTCGTTCATGTAGCGATCACGCGCTTCGGCTGCATTTCTAGTTGTAGCCTGTAGATATGAAAGAAAGTTATCCCAATTCTCATCACCCGTGAGAATTTCAGCTTTTACCGCTGCCTGTTGGATGGCCTGAAGCGTTCGCCCCTTCTCCCTAATTGTTTGAGGGATAAGACGTTTAGAATCAATAAATTGAGACTTAGAGTAAGTCATAAATTAATTTCCAGGCCAATTAGATTTTTTACCCCTTTTGGGAAGTCCTTGATTAGGAGTTGTGGGAGCCTGATCAGCGTCGGCATCATTTCTATAAGTCGGAGAATAAGGCTTTCCATCCTTCGTTATTGATGTCCCCGCAGTAGTCTCCCTATTCATCGGGTTCTTTGGATCACTGCTATTCTTACGTGGCCTTCTCTTACGTGGCCTTCCTACTTGAGAGCCGTAAGTCCCTGGTCCTTCTGGCATTTATTCCTCCTTAATATTTCATTGGGTTTCTGCGAGAAGTGCTTCTAGCGCTATTGTTTATTCGCGGCCTAGGCTTACGAATGCGAGATGGCTTAGGCTTACGAGGGGGCCGTCCAACTTTAGACCCATAGGTTCCTGGTCCTTTAGGCATTTATTCCTCCTTAAAATGTCCACCTAAACCTGACTCCGCCAGTATAATTAGGCTTCCTATACTCTTTAATTTCTGCACCCGCATAAGGCTCAACAGTCGTTCGCTTGGTAGGCTTTATAGTCTTACTAATTTCAACACGGCCTCTTGTTTGCTCTCCTGTTGCTGCTGAAAAGCCGCCCCTTACGTTCAGAGCGGGGGTGCCTTTTTTTCGTTTAATTTTTAACTTTGGCCCAGGCATCACATTGCTCCTTAAAATCTATTACTTTTTGGAGTTACCGCGCTGCATTCTCCCCAGCCTGCGAAGACTTGAAGCTCTTTGCGTTCCCAGCCGCGGCTTTCTTACTCCTTTGCCCGCTTGCTTTGCTAACATTTTACCAGCTTTCAGCGCAGGGCCTCCAGTAACAGCACCTGCAATCTCTGCTATTGTTTTTGCCGATAAATTCGACAGTGCTTTTCTAACCTCAGATTCGGTAACGGCGGCCCCGCTATCTTTAACTAGACCAGCCCCTTTCCTTGGGGTATTTGATTTCCGTTTAGCCTTAGCCATCACATTGCTCCTTAAAATCTATTATTTTTTGGGTCTGCTGCCGCGTTTTCTAGCTGCCCCAGCAGCCTTTGCGGCTATTCTTGGTTTTCTAAGAGCTTTTCCTGCTAAGTTTTTTAGCATATTAAGCTCACGTTCGGTAAGTTGGGCGGACTGAAGTTCTTTTCTTAATCGTAAAGACGCTTTAGGTTTTGCTTTAGGCATCACATTGCTCCTGTGTTTGCTCCGCCGCCTGCTCCCGGCAAAGTTTCATCAATCATTTCATTCGGGCCACTAACAGGTGGTGGCTGCGTTGGTGGTGCTTGTGGGTTTGTCACTGGCGCTCCAGGCTGTCCTTGTTGACCCTGCTGACCTTGCTGGAATTGTTGCGCCGCTGCAAGCATTTGTTGCTCCTGCTGCTCTGCTTGTGCGCCTTGCTGCGCTCTTTGCATATACGCTTGGAGAAGTTGTTGCTGTAATTGAGGAACAGCAAGGCCACCTTTTTGCAGTTCAGCTTGGTATTGACCAAAAAGTTCAGCCATTTTTGGCAAATGTTCTGCGTATCCGTTCTGCTCTGCTGGTTCACCAATAGGTAGCTGCCCCCGGAAGATTTGCGTCATAGCCTCTTCAGCAAAAAGTGTTGGGCCTTTTAGTTTGGGATTGGGCGCGTTCATGTAGCGATTAGCGTCCTGCCCTTGAGCCATCGTAAAATCACGCAAAAGATTATAAATTGTATCTGGCGTAGAAATGCCTGTTTGTAGTGCAATTCCAGATACAAGAGATTGCATTACCGCGCCTAAACTATCCTGCAAAGACCTTTTTGATGTATTAAAAACATTGGCCGCAAACTCAAACTGAAAGCGCCCAGAAATAAAATTTCTCGAAGGTATGCTGATGTAAGGATCGCTTCCGCTTGGGGGTGTTCCGGTAACACGAAACTGCTTGTCTTTTGAAAGATACGACTGGTTCATCCTGTGGATATGCTCCCAGATAGATGTAAGAAGCATAAAAAAGCGACGAAGGATGCGCTCCGGGCGGGATTCACCCTGTCCTTGCAAAAGGGACATTCCTCCGATTGTACGAAGGGCCGATGACCCGCCGGACGGAACCTGCCCGAAGCTCATGTCGGATACCATTGTCGATTTATCTTGCCAAGCACCAAGCATCGACATCAGGTTAAACCCTTGAGAAACTGCCTGTGGATTACCGATGTTAGGAAAGGTGATGTCTTGGTCTGGGTTTTGCAAAGGAACAAGCGAATAAGGCTCTATTTGTAATTGCTCCGGGTTTGCACCTCCTGCGGGGCGATAAAAGCCTGGGCTTGCTATGGATAAATCATTGGCATTAACAACCTGATCGAGCAACACCTTAACGGCATCGTGAACGCCTTCCATAGATTCCAACAGGGAGATACCGGCATAGCGGCCCTGCACGGGGTAAAAAGATTCACCGAAGATCGGGCGACGCGGTGGTATGCCGGGGTTTATGTCTGAAAGAAGCCGCGCTCTTACCAAAGAGTTTGTTTCTTTGATAACCCAAAACACAACGTCTTCTTCTACGCCATCGCCGTCAATGTCATATTTGTCAAAGCAAAGAAGGCGCGTAAGACGCCCGTGCGTTTTGTCTTTGATAAGCCCGATGTCTTCTTGTTTACCAGCAAAGACATCCTTTTGCTGCTCTGTGTCGCTTTCTTCTGAGCTAACTTGTGCAGCGCCTCTAATCTTTTCCTCAATGTCATCATCTTTAAGATCATAATAACCGGAACGAAGAAGTTCGAGTATTTCGTGTTTGGTCGGAAAGTCCCGCAAAATAACGTAAGGCGCACCGCCTGGGTTTGAAGGCGAAGGCGGTTGTAGGTTTGCAGAACGCGCTGGATAAATTACGTCATTATAATCTTTTACAATTAACTTTGGTCCGTCATAAACAATAACTGTTTTTTCTACGACCATTTCCACTCTGTCATCTTCGCTCGTATAAAAAGCAGCCTTTAGCTTTACCGTTTCTTCACCTTCCTCTTCGGAAGCAAGCTCTAAATCCCAATCCCATCCCGCACCCTGCATTGTAGAAAGTGCTTCAGGAAAATTCTGCATGATGATGTCGGTAAAATAATCAGAAGGGTCCATGTCTTTAGGAATGGGCGAAAAAATTTGCACATTGGCGACAGGCTTGCGCTCCCTTACCCACGGAACAAACACAGTAACAGCGGGATCGTTGACAAAAGATTCAATCGTTTCACCCATGACGCGCTCACCAGGTTGCTCCTTAAAAACCTGATGCATAATAAGTTCGTCAATAAACTTTTCCTTATCCTTATCACTTCGCGAAGTTGCGCGTGATCCGACAGGAGGTATTTGACTCATTACTGCATTGTGCAAGGTATCTTGTACGCGCACGGAGTCTTGAAACATATCAGGAACTATTGCGTTAGAGGCGTTATCCCACGGCCAGTCAGTTGGCGCTTGCCACATCCGATATTTTGCATAGCGTTGAATGCGAGCATCTACATCGTCGCTAGAATTTGTTTCTTCTGAAACGTAAAAATTATTTACGCGGTCAGCAATTTTTTTGCCTTCTTTGGAATCAACGGAGTGACGACGACGGCGGCGCTTGGGGCCTCTTTGTTCAGCCATGTTAATGCGTCCTTACGGAAGTGCGGCTTTGATAACCGCGATTGGAACGAATGATCGGTGCGCCCTGCTGTAATACAGAAAAGCATGGTGCGGAATTAAGAAGATATTTAAGCATTGTCGGGTAGTCGTCGTTTTTTGCTTTTGGTTTTTCTTTCAGCGCCTTCTCATCTTGACGCCTAAAGTTATCCCAGACGTAACGCTTCATTTGTGAAACGGTACGAAAGCAATGTTCGCTAAGTACGATGCGAGGGCGCATGGTACTTGGATCAGGTCTTAAATATTCATTGATGCGCGAGCGCCCGACATCAGAGTCCGAAGCAAGCGCACAGTTAAGTCCCACTTGTGAAAATTCTTCCTGCCAAGTCATTCTTCTTTGCGTCGCAGAAGAAGGTGAGCGTCCCATGTTAGGATCAATCATTCTATCAACTATGCGAAGATTGTAGGTGCTTTCAAAGTCAAACACATAAGAGCGCAAATCTTCTGGTGAAGCGTCAAGCTCTCCGTCTGCAATAATTGTTATATCGTCATTGCCGTCTATTTGCGCCCACATAAACATATGGGGTTTTCGCGGGTGCGGATCCAACAAAAAGATGGTCGGGAAGGTAGTAGAGACTTCTACTTGCTGTACATGGCAGAACTCAACAATGTCTGGGCTTCCTGTTTCTGGACAACGTAGGTCACCAGAAGGAAAAACAACCTTCCCTGCTGGAAACGACCACCAAGTTGGTACGTCTGTAAACAAGGGGTGTATCCGGTGGGAAAATCTGAGGTTTCTTCCAAATATTCTGACCTGTTTTGTTTGCTCATCCCATTGCTCCATCTGTCTTGCGATAGCTTCTTGGTTGAGGTTGGTATTTTCGATTGTCCATAATTCAAACCAGTCAATGTCGTGGACTTTGTTTGGTCCCTCCTGTCCCTTCTCGTAGACTTCATCAAAAATCCATTCAACAGGGATTGTCGGGTCATCAGGCCATGTCATTGCAAGATATAACCGTCCACCGACACGCATAGTTCTTGCTTCACATTCTCTCCAGATTGCAAAGCGCGGAGGCTCATCCATCATTACATGGTGGTAGTCGCCGGAAGCAAAGTCGGAGGCGTCTTGTTCATGCGACATGAATTGGATGGAGGACTCGCCAAGAATACGGTCAGGATCTTCAGGGTCCCTGCAAAGAACGGTGAGTGTGCGTAGCTTTGCGTGGTAGGATTTTTCCCATGAGCCGTCTTTCAGGCAGGATTTGGGGACCCACCCCCAATGGCCTCTTTCGCCGCCTTGTTCGTCAACTCCGGTCCATTTCCAATATTGGAGCTTGGGGAGGATAATGTTTTCAAGTGTAGTGGTAATAGATTCGACCACAATTCGGCAATTGACTGGTCCTCTGAACTTAGGAAGGAGATGATCTCGTTGAGAACGAGGGAGTATTCCGGTGGCGAGGGCGATAATTTCAACAAGGCAAGTCTCTGTTTTACTAGAGCCGTTTCCTCCACCAACGCCGATAATTCTGGCTGTTGATGTGTGGATTTTAGCGGCTCTTGGGGAGGCTGGCTGATAGAGTTCAAGCTGGTTCTCCTGTCTATCAATTTGATTGATCTTTAACGTAGAGCGAACCATCTCCTCGATCTGGCTATCACTAAGCTGATCGAGGGTGTTACCTTCGTTGATAATGCGATCTACGGAGAGGTCGGTCATGCTTCTGCGACCTCAAGGGTGTCAAAAAGGGGTGCTTCGCACCGGGGACAAAGCAGCGAGGGGTCTATAAAAAGCGGCTCACCCGGCATAAGAGAAAACCACACCGTTTTGCAGTTGTCGCAAATAATGTCGATTTCTTCATCCATCAATAAGCTCTGGCTTGGGGGTGACATCCTTCATTTTGCCTTCAATAGTAATTCCTCTGCGTTTGGCCTCTTTAATAAGTTCAGGGAGAAGGTCATTGAGCTTTTGTCTTTGCTCATGCGTGACGATTTGTGTCGGCTCACCGCGAAGCAGTGCTCGTTTTTCAACAAAGGCTGATATTGCCGTAACGCGCTCTCTTACGGAGGATTTCTTAATTTCCGCTTCCGTAAGGCTCTCAAGTGTCAGGGCGAGCTTTTCTTCGAGTTGATCTAGGAAGTATTTGGTATCAAGCGTTATCTTTGCAAAGGGTTTTTCAGGAGCGCCGCTCTTTATCAGCTCGACTTCGCGCACTCTCTCCTCAACCGCCTTTTTTTCCTTTTTTGCTAAAGCGCTGTGTTTTTCAAGGACTTCGCTGGGGGCAATACCTGTTTCGGGGTCTATTTTCGTCCCCACTTTATCATTAAACTGGCGCACCCGTTTTGGGTTTTGCTGCCAGTGGTTACCGTCTATCAGGGTAGTAGCGGTTCCTCTGGATACTGATAGCGCCTCTGCGATCTTCCTGCGGGACATATTGAGGGCAACAAGGCGCTTAAATTCCTCAATATCGACCACATTCCAGTTCTGAATAGCGAAGTCTAGCGGTTCACCAGGACCAGTAGTCGGTTTTTTGGTTTTATTATCTTTCGATATAGCCAAATCGACACCTGAAAAGGTTTTTTAGCGTTATTTACGATCACAATATATCAAATCTTAGAAATTAGCTAATAAAAAGGCCCCGAACGCGATAGCACGCGCCGGGGCTAGAGGGTATTCAGATGAGTATTATTGCATAGAACTTTTAAAACCTCAACACATACTAATTGTTTAACCGTACAGAAGGCGGCTGAGAAAGGGGTCCTGGAGCCCTCTCTTCAGCCGTTTGTTTCTTTTCTTTCTCTAGGGGGTGGAACGTAGAACGATATTGGAGGAAACGCGCCATATAGGTGACGAAATGCGCCGTCCAGATGCGCCGTTCACTTAAACGGCGTATTTAAACTCTTTTGAACGCTTCAAGGCTCTACCACTTAAATGAATGGTAGAAGTGTTTGGTAGAACCTACTCTGTTGTAACCTGGTGCCCCGCCTACTGCCCGAAGCACTTTTTTGACCATTTTGTAACTCAGGTTCGCCAAAAGATGTTCGGCGAAGTAGGCGGCGAACCTCAATGCAATAATCGCCGCACCAATTTATTTAATCGTGGCCCCTATTAACTGCCGCCGGGCGTAACTACTTGGCGAGAGCAAGACGTACTAGCACTGACAGAGCGTCAAAATTCCGATTAACAAAAAATTGCTGTCAACCCTGCCCGTTACCCTGCCCGTTATTTTTTGGGCACCCTTTATCGTTCTATTACCTCTCCTGACATTTTACGCTTCCATCTGGAGGCTTTAGAGCCGGGCATGGGTCTTTTAGCCTTTTTGATCCCCCAGTGCTTCATGGCGATCCGTGCGACTTTTGATTTTTCGTCCACATCCTTGACGGTTTCATTCAAATGGCAGTTACGGCAGAGGCACCGAAGGTTGGTTTCGGCGTTTTCTCCGCCATTTATAAGCGCGATTGTATGGTCGCACTCCCACCTGCCGCCTCTAATGACGGATTTACACAGCTCACATTTGCCATCAGCACGGATAAAAATCCTTAGCCGGACCCTAGGCGGGACACGGCTATCATCGGTTTTTCCTACCCAGGGGGTTACTTTTCTAGCCATATCTTATTTTCTGATGCTGAGTGGGCAAAATTCCAAGGATCCAACCGTAATAGCTACCGTTGATCCCAAGCAGTTATAGTAGCAAATCTTATACCTGCCATCGCTGCTTTCGCCTGTCTTAAAGCATGTAGTTTGTGCTGTAGGGGGTCTGGCGTCGTTAAGCATTGGCCTTGAGGCGGCGCTATAGGGAAGAAACACGACGAGAGAAATACAAAGGGCCACAAATAACGTCAGAATTACCAGCTGCGTTGGTGTACTTTTCATTATGATTTTTCCTTCCTTCTACGCGCTTTCCACGCTTCGTGCTTTTTCTTTCGACGCATATAGCCGAGATGTTTGGCACGCGCTGCGTCCTCCTCAGAGGCTTTCGGGCCAGGGGGTATATGCGTCCATGTTTCCCCAACCCTAGCTTGACGTATTGTCTTCTCGTTTACGCCAAATATTTTTCCAAGTTCTGAGTTAGAACGTGAGTCTTGTCGGATAAGAATAATATCAGCCTCAGTTAACTTTGATTTCCCATTACGCTGCCCCCGTGCGACCCTGCCTTTTTTTAGACAGTCATTCATGTTGTCTTGCGCCGTACCCATAAATAGATGGTCGGGATTAACGCAGGACGGCGTATCGCACTTGTGGCAAACAAAAATATCAGACGGCATATCCGCATCCGCAATCTTATGGACAATTTGATAAACAAGCCTGTGCGCCAGAAAGACTTTATTGTCTTTTCCAATTTGTCCGTAACCACCTCGATGTGTGTATGATTTTCGTGAAACAAAGCCTTGCCAGAGCCAGCAACCGCTATTGGGGTCTTGGAAAGATTTTTCACGAAAATGCTCAATGGATAAGGTTTTAGCCATTCCTAACCCCTTGTTTCTTAGAGGCTCTGTAGCGCCTCATGTAGAGCCTGCGGTATTCCCGATAACCCTCCAGTGCCTTGTCCGAAATAATCTCTGAGACAGGCTCAGTTTTTTCAGACTTTAAATTTTTTTTTGGGTCCCCACTAATTTTTTTAGGGGGCGGGGGTGACTTCTTCTTCCCTGCTTTCTTCTTAGCCTTCTTCTCCGCAACCACAGGACAGGGAACAGCAGGGTCATGCAAAAAATTGCACGGCGGCGAACGACGGCACTTCTGTAAGCTCATAGGGCGTAACTCACTAATGTGTAACTCACAGTAGCTTGTAACTCACATACAACCCAAGGTCAAGCAAAGGGGGGCCATGTTTTTCAACCCAATGGGGAGTGGGTGGGACCATATATAATAATTAATGCCCAGGCGGGTTTGCCCATCGCCAGACGGAATCAATCGGTCAATCGGGCGGGCGGAAAAACGTAGCAATCATATAGCTATAGGTACTGCAAGCACAGCGCACGGCCGGGACCAGGTAAGGCTAGCATAGGCAGTGCCAGGACACGCTCGCGGCGTGGGGACAGGCGAGAGTGAATTAATGTTGCGTACCCGTTACCCTTGGAAGAAGGCGAGCTACTGGCCTTTGCTATAGATAGGCTTAGGAGGAAGTAAGTGTGCGCCGCGATTTATATTTAGCTTAACCGTTCTATGATCACCAGAGTGACCGGCTTGGCTGTGATGGCTTTGACGGAGTGGTGAAAGGTTACGCCGCACCTGAAAAAATAGCACCTAAACCCCTTCGACCACGCGCTCATCTAACGCCGCCTATATATAAAGCGTATCAGAAGCCCTGATTATACAGAAAACCATAGCAATATCAAGGCGATGGTCAAATATCAGTCACGCATTAAAATAAATTACACGCAAATCATCGTTTGCGGGTTGCAAAGCATTGCGGGGTGTGGTTTATAGGGTTGCGAAACCAATGGGATATTAAAATGACCATCGAGGAAACTTGCGAAAAATATGGCACGACACGGCTGGTGATGGTATCCGGCGATTTTGGTGAGTTTGAGGGGTTTATGCGGCCTGATGCCGATGAGGAAGATATTTTTCTGCTGGTCGAATTGGAGACCGGTGAGCGGCTTCGAATCAACGGTTGGATGGTGGTCGTCTGGGAGATTAAAAAGCCTAATTCGATGGAGGAATAAATGCATTATAGAAAAGTCTTTGATAGCGATGCCGGATACCATTCTTGGCACGCACCACCGCTTGAAAGTGGTGAAACTAGTGGTGAAACTTACGGCTGCTTTGAAGTCTATTGGGAAGAAGGTGGCGCGTTTAAGCCCGGCTGGTATTGGGCCGGAGTGCGATCGTCAAAAGATAACACTTCACTAGAAGAAGACCCCAACAGCGCCGGGCCTTTTACCACGTCTGGCGCTGCCATGCTCGATGCCGACGAATTTCACCCGGACAATCTTGACGATTGAGCTTATCGGTTAGGGCTAGGCGCATTGTCTAGCCCATTCCAATAGCCTTGAAACTAAACCAATGGAGAATGACAATGTCGCAAAGCATTATTACAAAGTATCTGGGTCCAACTAATACCCTGGGATCGCGCATTAAAGCACACACGTCTTACAGTAGAAATAGTATTACCTTGGGTTACGATCACGCCCTCAATGGCAGAGAAAACCACGCAGCAGCAGCTAAAACCCTAGCCACAAAATTAAATTTGACAATGGGAATGGGTTGGTCGGGCCGCTGGATCGAAGGCGGTGGAGATAAAGGGCAAGGGAATATCTACGTTTTAGACAGCGGAGATAGCTTTACGGTGAAAGATTTGAGCCAGAACGCAAATTATAAAGAAGAATTTTGTGATTTTGACAATGGGGAAGCCTTTGAAAAAATATTAAACGCTCTGTCCAAATATGGCTGGCGTGATAATTCCTGGAACGACAATCCCATGCCTTGCATTATAAACAAAAGCCGTAATCTAATTATTTGGGTAGATTATAAAGACCCTAAAAAGGGTGAATTTGCAGAAGAACGCAAAGCGGGAAGCACTAAACAGTTTATGTTTGGTACGTGCTACCCAGGCGATTACATTGAACCATCGCACCATGACGATATTAGCGCTTTAGTCAAACAAGTCTTAGCTGAAAACTGACCAGCCTATGAGCGGTCAAAATGCCGCCGCTCCTTCACGGGTTAGGCCCGATAATGAAGCAAAACGATGGAGAATTACACGATGACCAAGAAACGCTCAAGAATTACTCGCGAGGCGTACATTCCGAAGGATGCCGTCTTGATAGATAATCAAGGGACCGATGCGACGGTTTATTATTTTATGGACGTAAGCAACCGCAAAAGTAAACGCGACGGAATGCCTAGGCCGGCAATGCTCGCCTTTCATGGGAAGGCGCAAAAACCAGATTTATATTGCGTTTATGGCGATAAAACACGCAGAGATGAGGAGCTTAAAGGGTTTTTAAGCCGCCGGAAAAAAGACGCCGAAGAAAAGGCGCAATATGTAGGCGACGGGCAAATGAGAAAATGGTATTTAATTTTTAAACAGCACTATTCTGAAAATACTGCAAAGTATGGGTTTGGCGATTATCCTGAACAAATTTCTTATGTCGCATTAATTGTCGAAGCCGCAACGCTTCGCAAGGCGCAAAACGCAGCAAAAAAGCAACTGCCGGAACTTAATGTGAAATTTGGCCGCTTTGCCGCCCGCATTATTCCCGATAACTACGAACACTTATCCACTTACATTAGCAGGCCTGCCGACAGTCGCTTGAGTCCGGCTGCACAAGATCGTCACAACCGCGCACTTGGGTACGTTTGATTTACATTGTCAAAGAACAAAAACACAGTAAAAGCCTAACCTTTATAACCTAAATCAATGGAGAATCAAAATGTCAATTATTCAGGTTTTCAATATCTTGTTGGCGAATATATGCGTAGGAATTGGGGCAGCCACTTTAGCGATTGCAGGTTATTTGCATCCAGAGATTATCTCTGCGGCACGCCTTGTAGGTTCACTGGTTTTGACGGTTGGGATTCTTGGAACAGCTTCAGCCATGCTCAATTTAGCCAGGCGTCTACGGTGCTGCTACCACAGGCACTAAAAAACGCGGCAAGGTTTCCATTGGCCTTTTGCTGCGCTGGGCGGCTTCACCCGTTTCCATAGGCGGGTGGAGTCGCCGTCTTAATGGAAGCCCCCTTCGGCCAATGGAAAAACCGAAGGGGACAACCAGACGCGCTAACAGCCTTGAGACGCGCGTCGATTCATTGCCTCTCTCGTTCGTCCCTCTCCGCGTCCTGAGCCTTCACGCGCCTCACCAGCGCCTTTGCTTTTTCGACCAGTTCCGGCGGGCTTGGAACGTATGCCGTCCTGCTTTTCGTGCTATCCCATAACCTCCCGCTCGAAATTTCCTTCATCGTCTTAGATGGTGATAGTTTGGTTTGGTTTTTCTTCTCCCCTTTGAACACGCTAGGGTATTTGGCGCGGGCATCGGCTATAACCTTTTCAACTCTTTTAGCTGGGATCAACTCACCCCTTTCTTCTTTCCAACCCGGCTTCTCCGGCGGAGGTGAAATGTCGCGAATGATCGCCAACAAAGCACCAGGAGAGGCCATTGATTTGTTCTTTCCGTCCCGGCGATAGCGAGCGCAAGCCTCAATTATATCAGCAATTTCCTTGGTTTTTAAATCGTCGATGTACTGTTGCAACCAAACCTTCAACTGTCCTTCAGTCATTGCTGGCCGGTAAAATGTCAACGAGAGGGCGTTGATGTGCGCCGTGATCTCCAGTTTCTTCCTCATATTCTCTGATAATATCTCTTGAGACTCTATCAAGTTTTTCAAAGGGAGATTCCTTTCCATTTCCGTTTTGCTTTTGCCTAAAAACCCCAACCCAATTTGAGACAATCGAATGTTCGAGTATTTCCTCGACGCTCTCACCCGCAGCCCGCGCTTCGGATAAAAGTTTAACAGCGCGGCTAAGAGCCGCTTGCGTTGGCGGTGCCTTCTTTGAGCGTCGTACCTCCAACCAACTTTCCCAAGCCTCTTTCGGCACCCAACTGGGAAGTATAAATTCTTTTTCGGAAATAGCGCCGCCGTTTGGTGGTGTTTCTTTCTTCTCTGCTCTGCTTTTCTCTGTCTCTACTCTACTCTGGGGAGCATTTGTACGCAGCCGCTTGCCTTTGCTATCATCCGCTTGCAAAATTTCAAAAAAACCACAATCAACCAATGGGTTAAGGTTCGGCAATTTATCTAAATAGGCGACTTTTTGTATGTAATGGGGGTCGTCCGAAATAACACCGTTGCGCTTACTCGCGAGCAACATACAGACACACATTAGAAGTTTATCTTTATCGCTTACGGTAATCCAATCTTCAGAGGTGAAGATATCGAAATGCAATTTTATCCAAGGTGGGGAGCGGTGCTTGTAGTGTTGAAACTCGGCCCAGTTTTTAATTTTCAACTGGCGGTGTCTTGGCGCTCTCATCTAATGGCCCCTCTAAGGCTTTATGTGTGGCGGCCCTGTTAGAGGCAGGCGAGGGTGTTGCAACACCGCCGCCATCACATTGTTAGGTTAATCAAAAATCACTTGTTTCTCAAGCATTATCCAACTTTGCCAATTAGTTATCGGGAAATATGCTCACTCGTTTCTAAGCCCGCTGCTGGTATTTTTCGCAAATACTTCGGTGGGTCCAATGCGCCCGTCCTTGGTACAAACATATTTGTTTGGCCGCGCAAATGCTGTCGAAAATAAAGCATTGTTTCGCCGACCCACAAAAATTCCTGCTCTCGCTGTTGAATCACCCTGTGTGCGTACAACACAGTCGTATGGTCTCGTTGGAAATATCGGCCTATGCCAGGCAAACTTTGGCGGGTGAATTCGTGGCACAGAGCCATTGCCATCTGGCGAGGCCAAGCAAGTTTGCGTTTTCGACAAGGACCAAGGAGGTCGCTTCGGCTTATTTGAAAATGCTGGCAGACGAGCTTTTGAATTGCCCTGATCGACGAATTTTTCATGTTTCGATGATCTCCACCCCATAAAGCGCCTCAACAAGCCTCTTTTTAAGCCTGTAGACGGGCGTTTTGAAGCCCTTGACATCCTCGATCACGCGCCTGTCGTCCTCGTAATAAGCAAAATCAGCTTTGTACTTGCATATCTTCTTGCCTTCGATCACCACTGGAAATTCAGGCTGTAACTCGAGGCTGTTTATAACTTTAGCTCTTTCCAACAACTTTAACTCAGAATATCGACGCGCCTCTTTTGCTGAGTCGAATTCAATATTGTCAACGCAAGTCTTGACCGATCTGTATTTACTTTGTTTCATAGAGAAGCCGCGCCGCCTTCTTGAGCGTGCCAATTTGCACCGCCGTTCGGCCCTTCAATGGCCCCAGCTTTACGTCTAGTTCATCCCAAATTTCTATCGCAAGCGGCAAACTTGGGGGTCGCTTTTCTTGTGCAACCTGCCAGGCGTAAGGGGCAGACAAGCCCATCGCTCTGAGCCGCGCACACAATATTTTGCGCTCAAGCGCATCTCCTGTTATTGCCATTAAGATACCTCATAGATATTTCCTTAGTGTGCAAACTATCCGTTGACACCCGCAAATGCAATGGCTAAAACTGATTTGTTTTAAAAAAGCTAAATGGAAAATGAAATTCGACATTACTTTTTGGTGCGACAGGTGCGATGGACTCGGAACTCACGACGAAGTGAGAACCGGCGTCCACGATTTCAGCCCGTTTGTGGACTACTACGAGGTTCGCTGTGAAGAATGCGGCGGCTCTGGCGAAAGCTATCACGAGGAAGTCTTTGATAGTTTCGATGATGCAAAAAACCAATATCCCGAAGCCACACTGATTGAGTATTGCGAAGAAGGAGATAGAAATTGAAAAGTGAGAAAACTGAAAAGCTGATTTCTGACGCGCTATATAAGCTGTCAGGCTCCAGCACACCAGAGTATGATGATTTGGGCAGTGGCATGGAGGAAGACGAACTTTGCGCCTTCATGACGGTCGCACAAGTCACGGCAAACATCCACCAGGCTGGCGAGAGTGCTGCGATCATTGCAGAATATGACAAAGATGGCGATTACGTCAAAGGCCTTACAGAGGCAGCGACTCAACTGGCCGAACTGATTGAAGAAGTTGAGGTGCGGAAAAAGAAGAATAAAGCTGGCCTTTATACCCCGTGGGTTGTCAAGCCTTGGAGTCCCGAATGAAAAACCCACCACAACTGGGGTTGACCCCCGCACAAGTTAAGGCGCGGGCAGAGGGTGTTGGAGGCTCGGACGCCAAGATCATAGCCGAAGGCGATCCTGCAAAACTTATTAAGCTCTGGAAAATAAAGCGCGGCGAGGCAGAGGGCGACAATCTGGACGATGTTCTCGCAGTCCAAATGGGCAGCTTTACCGAGCGTTTAAACACCTTTTGGTTTCAAAAGCAGACCAGTTTAGAAGTCAGCAGGGAGGGCGAAAGTGTCGCTTCGGAAAAATATCCATTCATGTTGTGTACCTTGGACGGCTTCGTCGAGTCCCAAAATGCAGTTTGGGAAGCGAAGCATGTGGGTGGATTTGAACCTTTTGAAAAGGTAACGGAACGCTATATTCCACAATTGACACATAATATGGTGGTTTGCGGAGTAACCAAAGCCTATTTGAGCGTTTTCATGGGCAGCGGCAAGTGGCAAATGGCAGAAATAACCCTGGATAATGAGTTTGCTACACGTTTAGTGCAAGCCGAGAGACTTTTCTGGAACTGCGTCAAGTCTGGCGAGGAACCAGCAACAGTACCTTTGGAAGTTCCAAAAACAGACTCTTTTCGTGTAATCGACATGACCGGACATAACGAGTGGGCTTCCCAGGCCCATGAGTGGTTGGAAAATAAGACCGCCTCAACGCTGTTCAATAATGCTGCCAAAGCATTGAAGGGTCTAATGGAAAATGACGTGAAGGAGGCCCACGGACACGGGATTGTTGGGAAGAGAAGCAAAACTGGCTCAGTAACCATTAAAGAAGCAAAAAAGGAGACAGCCAAATGAGCGGTAAAAGTAAGAAAATAAAAGAGACTGAAGAAATTATAGAAATTAAAGAAAAATTTCCTCCTAAAGGCAAACAAGTAATGCACAGCCTTTTCACGACAAAGGGCGACAAAATTAAATTTTTTGCAAAGGACAATGACCAGTTAAAAGTCGGCAAGGTTTACGAGGTGAAGCTCGATTACAGCATTTTTACAGCCGACGACACCGGAATAGAATATCCTACTACTAAGCTCGAAAAAATCATTAAAACAATTGAGCCTGATTCGGCCTCAGATGTGCCGTCAGGGGCCGACACAGCCTCGTCAGCGGCTTCCGCACCCCAATCTGGACCAGCGGGCGTTCCTCTGTCTACAGGGGCATCTGAGGCCGATTTGACCCCCATGCGTATTTTTTGCTGCGGGGTGGTTCAAAACGCCATGGCGTCTGGCGACTTCACACCTGCCTCCATTGACCCACTCACAAGAGCTGCAAAGGCAGCTTTTCTAAATCACCTCGAAGGAAAAGAGCTTAAAAACGAAACAAGAGAGCTTAAAAACTAAGCATAATGACCCGTTTTTTTGTCAAACGCGTTCACAATGAACTCGTCCCCGCCGACGAGGAGTCCGTCGAGGAGATGGACAAGCTCCCGCACGGCAAATTGCTGGAGGTTACGGTCAAATATCGGCGCTCCAACCCGCACTCATCACTTTATTGGATGCTGTGTAAACGCCTCGCAAGGTCGATGGGCATGAACCACGAACGTGTGTCCGACAGATTCAAAATTGAAACCGGGCGTTACACCCAGGAACACATCCACGACATCGACAGCGAGGCCGGTCATTGGGTGCTGCACCTTGATTCGATAGCATTTAGCAAAATGGACCAGTCAGAATTTAATGATTTTTTTAGAAATTGCGTAGAGATAGCAACGACCAAGTGGGAGATACCCTATGAGTCACTGGCAGACCTTCTGGAGGAAAATCATGGGCCGAATGAGTGACTGGCATTTGGAAATTCAGGAAAAACGACACTGGCAACAACCCCTTGCCCGCAGGACCGATCCTGAAACCTCACACGCAGCGGCGCGTAACGCCACGGCAACGGCCTCAAAGGGCTGCATGAACGCCTTAAAACACCTCTGCACAGGGGCAAAGACTGACCATGAATTGTCAGCAAAGTCGGGTGTTCAGATCAATTCGATTGGAAAGAGGCGAGCTGATTGTGCCGCCGCTGGTTTGGTCAAGGCCGCGACAGACGCCGAGGGTAATAAAATGAGACGAAAGACGCCCAGCGGTTCCACAGCGATAGTTTGGGAAATAACCGACGAAGGGCGAATTTTTTACGATAAAAACTGTGGCGATTGAGTGGACCAAAGAAAAAATAGACAAACTCCGAGCCATGTGGGCGGCGGGTTGCACCGCCATGACCATTGCCAAAGCCCTTGGAACAACGAAAAACAGCATAATCGGGAAGAAAACACGTCTGGGCTTTGTCCGTGCGGGTCAACCTCAACCTCAGCCTCCTCCTCCCCCACCAATAGTGAAAGCACCTCCAAAGCGCAAAAAAAGATCATTTAAAGTCGTCTACAAAAGACCGCCACAGCCAAAGCCTTTAGTTAAATTAAAATTGAGGGAGTGCCGGTATGCGGTCAACCAGGCAGAGTTAGGGGGCGTTCATCTCTTTTGCGCGAAACCGACGGAGATTAACAAAAAGTACTGTAAAGTACATTACGCTATTGTCACGCGACCATTTCCCAAGAGGGCGAGATGATAAAATCTTCGTTTAGAAATTACTTTCATACGATACTCATATTTGTATGCAGGACCGGCGGGATGGCTGGGTTTGCGATGGCCGTCTGGGCAGCCCAGAAGGACATGCTCCTAGCTTTAGGTTTGTGTGCTGCGGCAGCAGCTTTGTTTATGATCGCCGACTGGTTCCGTTGATGCGCGACCTCTCCATTACCGAGAAAATTCCACGCGAGAAAACGGGGCTGAGAACAAACCTTTACGCGCACATTCGCTTTGATGAACTTGGCCGGATAGCTGAGATTCGCATTAGCGAACAAGGCAAAGATGGTTCAACTTTGGACAGAATCTTAAATGCAATTGGCGACACGCTGACCAACATTTGTTCTGATGTGAACGCCGAAAAGAAATGAGCGATCCCTTTGCCGATCTGCCGAAGGGCCACAGGGAAACCAAACCGATAAATTTGGCGAGGTGAAGTAATTTCGCCGTATCACAAATTATTACTCAGTGAATCCGTGGCTTTTTTAGTGCTAACTCGACACGTGCGTTCAAAAAAAATCAATCGCATCAATGTCAAGAATTATTAAATCCTGATTTTTTTCGCGGAAACGCTGGGGTTTTTCAGCGAAGATCGTCAAAAACCGGCCAAAAC